CGATAGTTGTCATCACTTTCAAACTCAACATTTTCGGCAAGAGATTGGAACTTATCTTTCTGGGAAAGAGCAAGACCTTCTGCAACTTCTGCAAAAATTACATCAGAAGTTGATTCGGATAATTTCTTGTTTAGAGCAACATTCTTATTAATTTGCTCGTTGAGTTTATCTTCCATTTCATCTAGTTTCTCAACCATATTGTTGAGCACATCATATTTATCTTCAGGGATTGTTACATAATGTTCTTCAAAAAGACTCTTCATTCCAGTTAAGAATGATTCGGTCATTTCTGTCTTAAGACCTGCTTCTACAGCGAGTTTATTTTCTTCAACCCACTCATCAGAAACATACTCAAGATAAGCATCAAGTCTTTCAGTTAACTCTGATTTAAGAGTAGCAACTTCTTCGACTAGAGACTTTTCGTATTCTTTTTGAATTTCTTCTTTGATCTCAGAAACTTTTGATTTAATCGCAGTTTCAAAAATTGTCCTTGCTTTTTCTTGGAACTCTTCTGAAAGTTCTTCACCTGCAATAAGAGCATTGATGTCTTCCTCGACATTAATATTCTTTTCTGCTTCGGTAACAACTTCTTCTTCAGCAACAACTTCTTCGGTAGAAGTTTCTTCTTCAGCAACAACTTCCTCTTCTGTAGTTTCTTCTTCAGAAACAACTTGATCTTCTGGCTTCTCCTCTTCTTCTTTTGCTAATTTTTTAGCAGGTTCTGCAGGTTTTGCACCTTTATTAACAATATCTTTAACTTGCTTAAGAGGTGATGCAGCATCTTTTAATTTTGATGAATCATCATCAGGCTTATAATTCTGAGGAGTAGGTCCACCGAGATCATCCCAAGTAGCGGGAGTACCTCCTGTACTTAGTTTTTGCATTGGTTCTGCAGGTTTTGCACCTTTATTAACAATATCTTTAACTTGCTTAAGAGGTGATGCAGCATCTTTTAATTTTGCTGAATCATCATCAGGCTTATAATTTTCTGGACTCGGTCCACCGAGATCTTCCCAAGTAGCGGGAGTACCTCCTGTACTTAGTTTTTGCATTGGTTCTGCAGGTTTTGCACCTTTAGTAACCACGTTTTCTTCGATGTTTTCCATTTTCTGTAAATCGTTACCAACGGACATTTTTTTAGATCTTTCTTTATAAATCTATATTTATTTATAGATATTACAGATTTGATAAGAAATCTTGGAATAATCCAATCTTATGTTCTGCAAGTCTATTTTCACCAACTAATGAATTAATTGATTTTTTAGTTTTTTCTGCGAGTTGTTCACGGAGCATACCTCCTTCCCAAACCCATTCTTTTCCTTCCATAATTCCAGATACAAAAGCATCTGGTGCACTAGGATCTGCAACAATATCAGCAGCAGTTGCTAACATAAAATCTTCACCAACAACTTTAATACCATTACGGTCTTCTTTTAGTGATCCAATACCACGAGAAGAAACTCCAAGTGTAACACCTTCACCAATTAAAGATTTTGCAATCTTACCCATAGGTGTTTCAAGAAGTTGTGCCTTACCAATAAAATTATTACCCTCTCGTCTAAGAGAGGTAATTTTATGTGATACTCTATCAAGGTTTACTGTAGGACCATCTGGATGTCCAAGTTCACCTAAAGCACGACCTTTTTGAACAAAAGACTCGTTATATCTACCAACTTCTTTTGCAAGAGTTGTTATAGGATACATTCTTCCATTACGATTTTTAAGTTCTCCTTGTAAGAAAACCCCTTCAATGTACATCTTCTTTTTAGTACCTTTTCCTTCGGTAATAAATTTGACGCTTGAAATTTCTTCAGTAATGAGTTTCATTGTTCTTAATTAGTAAATCCTACTTTTGCTCCAAGTACTGCAGTATCTGCATTAACAAACACAACATTTGTTGGATTTTTCTCTATAATTTCTGATGTATTTGCTAATAATGTAAAAGTTCCTATTGTAGTGGAACCACTATTAGTTTCAGCTACTGTCACTACATAATCAGTTGCGCTTGGGTTTGCAAGACGAACTGCGGTTGCTTCACTAAAACTTGAAGCAGAACCAACAGCATTTGGAACTGTTATTTGTGATCCTTTTACGAGAATTCTTGCCATTATTCTGGTTCCTCTGTGGGTTCTGTTTCTACTTCAGATTCTAATTCTGGTTCAGCAAACATAGCATTAGCTACTGTTGATTTTTGAGATTCAATTTTATTTGCAGATTTTGCAAATAAAACGTCCTTTATTTTAGTAGTAATATCAGATGCAGCAGAATCAGTTGCAATCAAATCGACTATTTCTTCCATAAAAATTAATATAATCCTATTATATATTTATATTTCTGCCTTCTTAGTGTCTTTTCCTAATTGACCATTAGTTATAGCACCATCGGGTTCTAATGGAACTTCCCCTAATGTATCCATCTCACCTTCCATTGGTAAAGGTTCACCAGTTATAGGATCAATTGAATTTGGATCAGGAATAATACCATCTTCTATTTCTTGTTCTATTTGTTTATCCTGATCAAGTATATCAGAATCAGTCTGTCTAAGAATCTTTCTACGTACCCAATCATTAGAATAAAATCTACCAATATAAGGTTCAATAGTTGCGAGAGTTGCTAATCTTTCATTCATCATTTCAGTTTCTTTTAATTCTGCAAACTGATTATCATAAATGAAATCATATTGAATATGCTCACGAATTTTTTCCCAATCTTCTGGTGCAACAATATTCTTAAGAATTAATTGAGTCTTAAGCATATCATTAAACAATTGAGCAAAACGTTTTCTTAAACGTCCTACAAACTTGGAAAACTTAAGTTCATCTCTAAGTATTTCTGATGAACGTCCCAAATTAAAACCACCATCATTAGCAATTCTTGATTCAGGGACACTAAGTGATCTATAAAGTTTCTTTTGGAAATATTCTATATCAGAAAGTTCTCCTAAGTTTTGTCCGCCAGGTAAAGTTGTAATTTCAGTTCCTCTACCACCTTCTCTACGTGGTAACCAAAAATCTTCCATCATAGACATGAACTTACGATCATCTCTAACTTCACCAGTAGTAGCATTATAAACAAGTTTATTTCTATAACGATACATTACCTCTTTAAGATATTGCTCTGCTTTAACTTTTGGCAAATTACCAACATCAATATAAAAAATTCTTCTTTCTGGTGCTCTTGATAATCTATAAATCACAAGACTATCTTCAATCATACGAAGTTGATTGAGAGATTTAATTGCCTTATGAAGATACGATAAACAATTACCCTTATTTCTATCGACTAATCCAGATGTACAATAAGTTACTGCATCCTTTGCAATTTTAATTCCCTTTGCTCCACTACCACTTGCTAAAGATGTTGATGGGTATGTTGGTGTTGGGGTATATAAAAAATATTCATCTATTTCTGGATTTAATTTATCATATCCCTCATCATTCCTATTATTAATATCATGTGCAAATTGTTGATTCTTAGTTTTCTTCTTTTCTTGCCTAATATATCTTATCTTTAAAGAATCAATATATCTCAATTCTTGAATACCCTCTTCAGGTTTTTTTAGATCAATTACTTTTAAATAACAAAGCTTTCCATCAATATACCAATTTCTAAAAATTTCATGTGCTTTCCTATCAAAATCTAATATTTCTTTAATATTTTTAAATTCTTCTCTAATAATTTTTTTTAATTTATCACTAGCATTTAAATTAGAAAGTTCTATTTCTACTGGTGAATCATATAAATCACTAACAATTGCCTCATTAACAACATCTTCAATAGCACTATCCGCTTCTGGATGAAGTGCCATTTCCCTATATCTTTTTATTAAATCAAATTCAGTTTTATATACACCTTCAATATCTACATATTGACCATAAAAACCACTTGATATATAAGTATCAACCCCGTCCTCATTATTTTGAGGAACAGGGGATACTATTGATTTTGATTTTTTTTCTTTATCCTCAATTGAGAAACCAAAAAGTCTTGCCATATTATAATTTGGATTAGTCTGTTATCTTATTATTTATCCGATGTTTTCACCACCAGCATTTGGAGCACTACCTTTAAATGCTTCCCACCAATGAACCTGCATTTCTACAGTAAATTCTTCTATAGTGTCAGTAGTCTCATAACTTAAATCAATTGTGGAAATATTTGTAGGATAGATATCCCAGAATTTATACGATCTGAGAACAGATCCATCACGATCTAATTGATGAACCATTGCATCTTTCTGATATTGTTCTGGATCTGTAATACCAGAAGCATCATCAAGTTTGTTTATTGAATTCATCCACTTTTCAAAAGCAGAACGAATTGCAAAATCTGTGTCGTTAATGACAGTAACTGTCCATGTTTCAAAAGTTCTGTCACCAGCAACTTTTAGAATACGACCTCTAAATGGAATGTCTACTGGAGCAATAGTTGATGCTGGAAGTGCAGCAGCTTTTACTAAAAATCTTGCTTTCTGTAGTACATCATTTGCTATAGAAACAGCATCTGGGAATGCTAGTTCAACCTCAAAGAGATTTGGTCTAGCACCACCACCAGATAGTCTGCTTTTAAAATCACTAATTTTCCTTAATGGAATAGTGTTTTGTTGTTGAC